TAGCATCCATCATATGTTGAGACTTCTTAGCTTTATAGAGCCTACATGTAGATTGACAATGATTATCCATATGAACATCAGTACAGCCATAATTATAACCATTACCTTTATGTCCTTCATAACAATCAGTAACTATCTTATCCATTTCTCCTTTATTGAATGAATGCATAGCAGTATCTAAATCAACACGTTTTCTCCAATCTTCCATAACAAGTCTAACTACATGTTCTGGATATCTCCATCTTAGGAATCCTGCTACACGTAAAGCTATTTGATGTCTTGATCCTTGACCAGCACCAGCCATCATTGTCTGAATACATGGATACCATACAGGATCTGGAGTTCTACCAAGTGTAACAGTTTCAAATGTTTTATCACTTGCTATAGTTTTACGTTTTAATACATCAAATATAGGTTCACATTCTAATGTTTGCCAAGCATAAGTATTTCTCTTGCCTTTAGCTATATCTTGTATTTCTGTTATAGGTTTATGTAATTCAGCTTGTAACAGAGGTACTTTCCATAGCTTTGATTTACTATTAAGAGTATTAACTACCCTTATAAGTCTGGTTTTATCAGATACAGATACATCTGCATACTCATAAATACCTTTAGCTGTCATCTCATCTTTTACCATTAGGTGTAGATTTGGTGCAGGTTTCCATCTAAATGCTGATCCGGGTATACCTAAATGAAATCCTGTTCCAGAAAAATAAGCTTGATATGGAACACATAAATCATCTAGAAGAATACCTAAACCAATTGTTTTTTGTCGAGCATTATCAGGATTTGTACCGTCAACATCAAGAATAAACTCATCAGGCATATATAGCATTCCATCATATGATGCAAGAGTTCCTTTCTGTTTTACATAATCAATTACATGATTATCATAATCCCATAGGGACATGAAAGTATCTTGTGCCATACCTGCCCATTTCTCAATGTCATGTACATCTCCAAAATGATGTCGATTTGCTAATCCAAAAGCAAATTCTTTAATCATTTTTCTCCTTTGTTTCGAGTTTAAAAGTGCCTATTTCATAAGATTCAAACACACTTCGCAACATATTATACAAGCATTTTAATTGTCTTATATCCATTTCTTCAGCAAGACAATTTTCCATAATACCATCTACTTTATATTTAAGATTTACAAAACATGTTTTTCCTAGATATATATTAAAATCTAGAGATTTTGGACTATCTGTTGGATATTTCCCATCCCATTTAGGAGTTAAATCCCAACTATATGATAAACAATTTACACTCATTCTTTCTCCTTTAATTTTTCGTAAAGACTCCACATTATGTCAGAGAATATAAGTTGATTCTTTTGACATTCTTTATAATGACCTTCCTGAGTTTTTTGCCATAATCTAACTATATCATCAAGATTCATTATTTTTCTCCTAAAAATTCTTTAGATCTTATAAGCAGACATCGTTCACCTTCTGTCAATTCTTCTTCAGGTAAGTCAAGATATCCAACTATAGATTTAATAATCTCATTTGCTATCTCCAATCTATTGCATACTCTACGCAATTCATTACCAATATCTTTTGATAATTCTTTCATATATTCTCCAAAGATAAGAGAAGGCTACATTAATTTTAAGTTGAACTGGTTGGGCCGGTTTTCTTAAAATCTAGATGTAGCCTATCTCAAGGGTTATTGTTAGAAAGGAATTTCTGCGTCAGTACCAGCTGTAGTTGTAGACGTTGTATCTGTAGTAACAGTACCAACAACATTGTTATTGGTATTCTTTACTGTAGATTGACGCTTTTCAACTCTAGCTTTCATACGTGTAACATCATCTTCAGTATATGTTAGATGTTCTGTTTCTTGAACTACAGGAACCATATCATATATTTCACTATATTCCTTACCATCAGTTTTACTTGGTTTCTTGACGAATAAAGCATTGATACGAGTACCAACTAGATTCTTTACTTCATCATCATATTGAATTACAGGATTCTTACCTGTAGGATCATTTAAAACACTAATAATACCAGCACATGTATGCCTGAATAGATTAGCAATCTTAAATTCTTCACCACTTGTTTTATTGACAGTTTCAAATATACGATGATGCATATTCTCAGGATAACCTTCAAAATGAAGATCTATAATTCTTTTACCATTCCATTCACCATCAGTAGCTTCACTTATAGTAAGTTCATGCCATCCAGCAGTGTATTGTCCGGTACCTGTATTCTTTGCCATTGTTTTTACAGCCATTTTATGCTCCTTGGTTAGTTGTTACAGTTTTAACGTGATTTTTAGTAATACCCTTAGATACAGATGCTGCATTTCCATCATCATCGTATTGTGCTATACCTGTGATTGCAGATAAACCATATCTACGACCATATGTAATAACAGAACCAACACTTTGAGCAGTAGCTTTCTCTATTGGCATTTTAAGTTTGGATTTAATCCATTGACCTGATTCATGTAATAACATAGTTGTTATGAAGAACTCTCCCGGTCTAGATTCATTTCCTTGAATTACAGATAATCCATGTTTTGTTAAATGAGGAAATGATGATTCAATTACAGTATGTAAATCAGCATAACCAGAATTAAAGAATGGATTAATTGATTTCTTTTCAGCACCTTTCATTTCAGACTGTGCCTTGGACAAAGCAGATGCAAGTTTATCAACTTTATCTGATTTCCATTGTGTTTCGGTATTTTCAGGAGTGGAGTCTCCTGTAGAATTAGTAGTTTCTTCCACTATTAGGGTCTCCTTTATTTAAGGGGTTATTTATTTCTCAGCTGTTTACGCTTAATAAGTTCGAGCATTCGCCCTTTAATTATGTTGATAAACTTTTGAGGTTTTGAATCGTTTAGCGAACGAAGATATAGTTCTAAATAGGACTTTATAGCTATATCTTCTAAATTCGATTCACTTTCCATGTATTAAATATAGTGTGATTTAGAGCACATCTGCAAGGCTTTTTCTGTATAATTCCTCAAGTTTTTTACCTACAGCTATGATTTCTTCCCATGAATAGGAAAATTCACTAAAACCAACTTCTTTAGTAGTAGGATATATTTCCACACTAGGTTTATTCCTATAAGCTAATGCTTTATCATTACCTATTTCATCAACTATTACTAATTTAGATTTCTTATCACTCATCAGGTTTTACCTCCGTAATTTGTAATGTTAAGTCAGCAGCATTACGTAAAAGCTCATTAGCCATTATAATTTCTCTGACATGTTTTTCATCTTCAGCACCAACTTGTATTGGATAGGAAATTAGTACATCATACAGTTTTATTTCGCTCATTATCTTTCTCCTTAATTAGAATACATATATGACCATCACTCCAATTTAGAGATTTAGGTGGTTCTTTACTATCAGTATGAACTGTATGTCCACACTCACATTTATAAGTATCACTCATCTTTTAATCTTCCTATGTAATTTTTAGTTATCATTTGTTTAATAATGGGAGTTACTCCCCCGGTATTCTTTTCAGAAAGTTTCCGGAGGAGTTTATCAGCCCATTCTAGTTGTTCTTTGCGACTAGAGAATTTACGCATTATTTAAGAACTATTGGTTTTACATATTCATCACCAGTAGGTGCATTTCTGCCATATGAATTGCCTGCTTGAATTACTATATCATCATCTCTCCAAGTTAAAGCTGCTTTTACAGTAGCATTAGCTAAAGAGCTAATAGACCATCCACCATTACTAGTATTAGGTACACCTTCAAAATGACTTTCTCCTGTAGAGGGATTAATCATCTCTAGATATAGACCTTTATATGAATCATTATTGTTAACTGGATCATTCATTTGCCTAACATTAGAGAAATCAGGAATATCAACATCAAGTAATTTGTAATGACGTCCATCAATAGTATCTTCATCTACAACTTCATGATTTAATGTAGCAAGTATAGCATTCATGCCATAATGCTCTATTATATTACTTCTAAGAGTTGCATTACGATGTCTAAATACATCATCAATAGGTACCATATCCCAATTAATATTTTCTACTCCAACACCAACTTCAGGTTGTTTCCATTTTTGAGTATTTCTATTCCATCCACCTCTAGCAGATTCAGTATCACCACCAGCTTTTCTATAACGTTCAAGAGCTTTAGTATTCTCACGATTAGCTATATAATTACGTTTACGTTGAACTCTATCTTGTGTTTTAGCTGTTTTGTATACTTTAGCAGAATCTTTATGGATCTTATTAGCTAATAGTCCAGTTTTAAGATCTATTTTCATACCAAACCAAGGTGTAAATTCATTACCATCATGAGTTTTCATAAAGTAAGCTGATCTACAATATCTTATTTTATAAGAATATCTAGATATAGGGCCAACTCCTTGTCTCATAAGCTGCTTAACAAGATCACCAGAACCACCTCTCCAATTACCCCATTTTTTATCTCCTGTGATACATAGTTTATAATCTTTAATATAACCTACTATATCACCAGAAGTAGTATCATGGCTATATGAATTATAGATGACAGTGATATCAATAATATTTTTACTTCTTTTTGTAAAGAGATATATTGTATATCTGTCACCAGTTTCACCTTTAAAATATACTGTATCTCTGGAAGTACCATGCTCTATAAGCCATTCTACTTTAGAATTACCAATATATTTAGCTAAATAATCTTTCATTTTAGTCTGCGACATATTGAGCTCTCCTTGTAATATGGTTAAATTCACGAACTATCTTTACTACATAATTACCGGGTGGCAATGTAATAGTATCATGCTCTTCATGTTGCACTTCAACAGATTCATTATGAACTTCAAATGCATTAGGTATATCTTTGCCAGCTTCACGTTTATAATTCATATGTAATGATACGCCTGCATCTTTAAGCATTTCTGACATTTCAACTCTATGTGTATGTCCAGTTACTTCTCCAAATGCAAATACAGCTTTGGTATTAGTTTGTCCAGTATAATTAACTATAGGATAACCTTCACCACCTTTATTTTCATTGCTGTATTCTTTAAAATCTTCATCATTTAGTTTATACATAACAACATCACCTTGTTGATATTTAGTATATTTAATTTTCTTTTTTTCTTTTGACATTTGATCTCCTTTTTGTTGGTTTATTTTGTTTTTCAAGTAATTCTTCTTTACGACATTGTATCCAGAACTCAT